ATACCGCTAGTTAATTCTGCGGTAACGCTAGGATCTAACGTTGGGTTTGAAAATAGTACTGTATTAGTGTCTAGTATTAACTTTACAGCCTGCGCACCCACCCCATTTAAGTACGTCAAAGAAACAGTACTAGCAGTGTTAATCGTATATGTGTTACCAGAATAAGCAGGGATTTCTATTGTATCACCAACAAGCTGATTAACAGAACCCCCACTCCATCCGTGTATATATACTTCGTTTAGAGTGGATTGCGAAAAATTTCCATTTATATCTTGTATCATTACAAAACTAATACCAGACGCCACGTCAATCATAGGGTTTAAAGCAATTCCGCTTACAATATTTACGGTATTAATTGTTGGTGTGTAGCCAAAATCAAAAGGGATATATGGCGCTGTGTTAAAAGAAGATATGGTAGCTGTGTTAGAATAAACACCATCGTTAGTGACACCTACTACCGTCCATCCAACTTCTATTTCATTAAAAACAGACGAAGTTATATTTGTTAAAATTGAACTGATAAAAGTGTCATCAAAAGGATTTGTAAGTGAAATACCGTAATTATCTACGAAAACAGGTTTACAATTATCGTTTGACGTATGTCTCCAAATAGAATCTCTCATTGTGACATTCGGACCAGGTTGGGGTTGTCCCCCTGATATAAACCAATATAAAGAGTCTGTTTTTTCATCCGTTACAGACCCCACGGTAGTAGAATTATTTGTGATACTATCAAGACTACCACCCATGCAACCATGTTGATTACCCAATATATTCTGAACAGTTCCAACATCAGATCCTTCTGAAGTTGACACTTGTATGTTCATTGCATCTCTATACTCTCCTTTTGGAACAAGTCTTTGATCGACATCCTTGTTCATTTTACCACCGGTAAAATTATGCTTGATCTCTGGCATGTACTAGTGTTTTATTTGTTTCGATTTACCTCTTAAAATTTGAGTTAATTCTTCTAATTTTAAATTAGATAACCTTAGTTTTGCAGTTCTAACAGCTGCAAATTTTTCTTTTTTAAACCTGTTTACTTGATATTCAGGTATATTAGATTTTCCTGATAAAATAGCGCAAGAAATCCACTTGTACATTGCTTCTTCAGCAAACTTGTGAACTTTCATTTCATCTTCAGTGCCTAGGCTATCGCTTATGTAATCTAATATTACAGTTTTTCCAGAAATATTAGAACTAAAATGTATTTTTCCTGCATTTTCATCTACATAAAAAGAACCATTAGCTTGAGCGTGCTGAGGATCTAAACCGTATCTATTACCATTCATTTTCCAATAAGTATCATCTTGATAATCATCTTGATTTTCAGAAGGTGTTTTTGATTTATAATTACTCCAAGCTTTAGATTCAGAATCAGTCAACATACTACCATCAGCACCATTAAAAGAGTATGAGCCATCAGAAGCTTGTGTTGGTTTTGTAGGATTAGAAGTTTTACTAACCGGATACACAACATGATTAATACCAGCACTATCAACCCAGCTTATTTTAACGTAACTAACATAGTCTTGTGGTAACGTCATCTGTAGTGTTGCTGGAACAGTTATCTCTAGAGCCTTTGTAGATTTGAAAGTGTCAAACGACATTTCAGCTAAACCTCTTTGCGCATGAAACGCTACATCTGTTCTACTAGCTTTTGATATTATTTTATCTTCACCAACATACACAAACATAAATTGACTTATAATGTCACTTAGTGAAACAAATTGATATTCACCATATAAACTAACGTTGCCATAATATTGAGAAGAGGATTGATTGTCTAATAATGCCATTTATTATATTTTAGGTTGTTGTTGTTTTGTTGCCATGTCCATGCCTTGACCAGCTTTCATTATATCTGGTTGCTGGTTAGCTAACCCAGCTAACATCAATATTTTATTTACAAGTTGATTTTCTTCTGATCTATGCAATTCAAAGTCTTGAGTTGAAGGGTTGGCGTCGTACATTGCTTGTTTATTTATAACAACATAAGTCCAATTAACTTTTGTAGGAATTCTAAAATAAATAAAACCTGATATAGTTATAAAAGAGTCGTTAGAACCAACACACCTTATTATATTACCTCTTATGTTAACTATAGGCCTACTGTCAGAAGGCTTCGTCAGTGGACCGCCTTTTCTAGCGTCATTAAAATCTTTAGTGTTTAATATTTCGCAAAAAACATTACCTAATGCTTCAACCCTATGAACTCTATAAACATCGCTTGGCAACTGTTTGTTTATACCACCACCCCCAGCCCCTACGTAATTTGCAATTTGTGCGGGACCTTGTGACCTTTCAAAAATTTGAATTTTTTCCTCTAACATGTTGTCTACATCTGCATAAACAGTGTCGTTACCAGGACTTTTTCTTGCAACATTTGTGTCGTAGAAATATTGTTCAAATATCTCCATTTGTGCTTGGTTGGCAAATAGATTGAAATCTTGAGGCGTTATATAACCTCTTTGTTCTTTATTAGCTAACGCTAAAACTTTTTGATATACTGTATCTACGCTTACCATAATTTCTTTTATTTATTATAAGGGAACAATCTGTTAAGAGTATCTTTTCTTTTTCCACACCCGCAGTCTTTACCGGTTGCTTTAGCAACGGTGTCAACAACTTTTTTTATTCCCGTTGCTTTTGTAATTTTCTCTATTGAGTCGCCTAGTCCTTTTGATTTGTTTTCCATATAATTTAATTTTGTAGTTTACGATCGCCCCGTAGAGCGACCGCATCTACAGTTAGATTAATTTAATCTTTTTTCAATATTAGAATAAATCTCCATCCCTTCATCTGTTTTAAACCAATGTGCTAAAGCAGTGTATGGGTGCTCGTCAAATGGTATAACCATTAGCTTTCTCCCGTTACTACCCCACAAAAAGTTTCTTTGATCAGAAGACAATCTTAATATACCAGCCTCAACAGCTTTAATACCAAAATTTCTTAGCATTACATTTTCGTCATCTGCTAACTCTAAGAATAATTTAGGGTTGCTACGAGCAAATACTAATAAATCTCTTTTAAGCTCCTTAGAACTCAACTCTGATACCTCAGATCCTTTCTCTACACGCATGATAGCTTCAGCCATATCTATATCAATGTTTCTAGCGGCCACCAAAGCGTCAACCTGCATGTCTAAAACTTCAATCTCATCAGCCGCAACAGCTGCTGGTTTGTACTCTTCGTATAAGTTATTTTTATGAGGATGATATAAAGATAATAGTTTTTGTAAAACTGTTTTTTCTTTTGGTACGTACAAGGATCCTGATCTAAATACAATGTGCTCTAATCTTTGGTCACCTTTCATTTCATCAACAAATGGTGTTTTTTGGTTTTGACAATATTTAAGTTCTCTTTCATAACCTTTTTCTTTGTCAAAATAATATATACCAGCTGCCTTTATTGATCTAGACAAAGGTTTTTTACCACCTTTTAAGTAATACATTCTATCTTTAATCTCCCACTCGTTTGTAGGTTTTAATCTTTGTCTTGCTTTTGGTTCTTCAACCACCGGTGTTTCCACCATAACTTCTTCGAAGTCTTTTTCTATTAAAGGTTCTACAACCTTTTCTGTTTTTTGTTTTTTTGCCATAATATAATATAATATAAATTAATAAAATAAAAGGCCGAGGCCGAAGCCCCGGTCTTTAATATAAATCGTGCTTACTTCATTAACATGAAATTGTTAGCACCTTGTGTAACTAAACATCTTTCCGATAACATGTGGATTTGCATTGCATCTAAAGCAGATGTAGCAGCACCAACAGAACCAGTAACCCATGATTTCATTTTTCTATCATCAGTTTGAGAAGCTCTATAACGAACGTGTAAGAAAGGTCTCTTAAGATTCTTTCCTAATTGTTGGTCATAAACCGTTGAAGTACCAGCTGGAATAATAACCCCTCTAATTGCAGCAGCAGCGTTAGCAGCATTAATACCACCTCTTGTTGCCAAATCATTTAGGTATCTAAAGTCAGACTTGTAGAAGTCATAAGAACCTCTTCTGAAACCAGAGAAACCTAAGTTTAAAGCCATATCTTCAGAGTTATCAAATACTCCGTAAGAAGTACCACCAGCTCCGTAAGAATTCATAGAAGCTAACATGTCATCCATTGCTAACGAAGTAGCTCTGTTTACAAACATCATGTTTTCTTCAATAGCACCTTGCTTATCAAACTCAGCTAATATAGCGTCAAATTCAGCTAAATCAGTTGCAGCGTTAATACCAGTGATTCCAGAAGTTAAATTACCTCTTGACTCAATAGCAGCGAATAAACCTTCAGTACCAACTAATTCATCGTTACCAGCAATAACACCTCCTAAGAAAGTATCAACAGCATTAGTATTAGAACCTTTAACACCTTCTATCATTGCCATCTCAATGTAATCATTAAAACGAGCTCTTGTATCAGCTTCAGCTTTTAAATACCACATGTAGCCAGTTTGACCAGTTTCTCCAGTAGTTTCAACCCAACCAATTCTAGACGCATCAGAACCTGATACTTCGTAGTAATCTTTTAAGATAATTGGTTTGTTTGAAAATGTTTTAAAGTCTGGCTCGTTAGCACCTCTTGACTCTACAGTTGTAGCAGCAGCGGCGTTGTAACCAGTACCTTTAGCATATTCAGAACCATAAACTAACATAGTTGTAGCTAAGTTAGTTGTAAGCGCTGCAATTGCAACACCATCGTAAGGAGCTACAGTAATATCAGCACCTGAAACACCTGTAACTAAACATTTAACAGTCACGTTAGCGTTTGATACAATAACTGTATCGTTTAATCTAACACCGTGAGTTGTCATACCAGCTTCAACTAAAGTTGCACTAGAACCAAAGTTCCCGTCAATATCAGATTGAATAGTTATAACGTTCTCTGCGTCGATATCACCTTTATAAGAAAGGTGTAATCTACCTTGCTCAGACCAAATAACTTGGTCAGCAGTCATAGATTCTTCAGCTCCAACTTGTGAAAGAAATCCTGATATAGTTCTCGGTCCGAAAACTTCAGCTTCCGCTTCCATTAGATCTGGTAAGTATTGTTGTGCCCAACCACCAGAACCATTAAGGTCTAAGTAGTTAGTTGATAGTGTTTGCTGTATTGGAGCAGGTACACTATTTAGGCTTGCGCCTGGAGTAATTGCCATAATTTTGTTTTTTTAAATTTATTTATTTTTGTTTTTAATTTTAAACTTAAAATCAGAAGAATTATTACCTAACACCTTTACTTTTAAACCGCCCACTTCAACTTGCCCATGACTTTGCCTTGGGTTCATATCAACGTTTTTAGCATTAGCAATACTATTTTTCATGGCATCTGCTTTTCCTTGTTCGTAAAAGTGTTTTGCAACAGCGTCAGCGTTCATTGCTGTGTATAAAGATTTATGATAACCCTTAGCGTCTGTTAAAGCAGATTTCTTATCCAAAAACTTTTTGGTAAAATTACTTATATCGCTCTGAGTGTTTTTAACCTCTTCAGCATTGTTTACATTAAACCTGTATTTCTTGTCACCGACGTTATATTCAAAACCTTTGAACTTGTCGTTGAAAACTTGTTCAGTTTTCTGTGTAAAAATATCAGAGTTCTTTTTAACTGTTTTTTGAGTTGCTTCTGACTCCTTGTTATATCTATTAAAGAAATCAATTGCCTTTTGTTGCTCACCCGTAAGTTTGCTTCCAGCTTTGATATCGTCATAGTATTTAGACTTTTGCCCGTCTAGGTGGCTTTTAGCGCTGGCAACTTGCTCTTTAAGCGCTAATTTCTTTCTACGTATATCTCTATCGTCGTCCATATCTTCGTCGTAAGAGAATGTATCTTCCATAAGGAAGTTAATTTCTTCATTATCTAAATGAGGTTTTGTTTGCTTGTAATATTCACGCAATAGACTTTGGTCGTCTAACTTTGAATAATCTTGATTAAGCTTAACATAATCACTTAAATCTCCACCAGTATCATCCATAAAGTCCATTAACTTTTGGATATTCTCTGGTAATGGTTTTCCAGTAGCTTCAGCTTCTGCTATAGCTTCTTCAACCTGCTCCTCAACATCTTCTTCTTCAGTAATTTCTTCTAATACTGTAGCTTCTTGTGTTTCAGCTTCCGGTTGTACTTCTTCTTGTTCTTGTGTGGGCTCGGCATCTTCAGACTCTGCAACCACTCCGCTGTCGTCAGCGTTATCTTCTTTAACTTCATCTTTTTTTGGTTCTGGTGGTTTACTTAAATCTACCTTAACAACACTATCGTCTCCAGCTGATTCAAATTTACTTTCATCAACTTGTTCAGTTGTTTCTTGTGTAGTCTCTTCGACTACTTTTTCATTTTCTTCTTCCATAATATAATATAATAATAGTTAATAATTTATCTAGGGTCAAACACTCCTAAATCAAATCCTCCGCCTAATATATCATTACCTGCGGACTCAAAGTTTTTAGGTGGTTTACCACTATTTCTTTGATCTATAAGTTCGCTTTGTTGAGAGGCTTGTATTCTAGTCCTCTCGTCTTTACGATCTTCCTTTTGTTTTTCTTTTGTTTTTTGACCATCAACCTCAATACCTTTAAGTTGCATATTCATTTCAAACTCTAACTGCATTAACTCTTTTTTCATTTGAACCTCTTGCATCATTCTTTGAGACTCTAATTGAGCTTTAACTTGTTCTAACTGCGCTTGACTTTGTGTTAAGGCTTGGTTTTTTTGTACTTCTGATTGAGCCGCTGCTTGAGCAGCTTGTTGGTTCATTTGACTCTGCATTTGCATATTTTGTTGTTGCAAAGCTTGGTCTTTGTCTAGTTTTTTCTTTCTACGTATTTTAAGCAGTTGATTAGCTAATTTAATATTTTTTATTTCTCTAATATCAATTGCGTCAGCTAATTCAATTATTTGTTGTTGTAACGCCATTTGAATGTTGTTTTCCAACATCATTCTTTCCTCTTCATCTGGCTGTAGGTTAATAAATATACCAAAATCATACAAGTGCAACTCACTAAGCTCTTCTAATACAGCTGCATTGTGAACACCAATAGCTTGTATGAAAGCATTTTTTGTTGGTGAGTATTCTATAATATCAGAAATTCTCAAAGATAAACACTCGCACACCTCAGCTGTTAAAAATAGTCCAGACTGTAATATATGCCTAGTTGCTGTATTTGAGTTTGCTGCTGCCAACTTTTGAACCCCAACTAAAGCATTTTTATCTGGAGTACTACCGTCTCTAGCTTCGTTAAGTCCGGTCACATCTCTTATCATTTGCAAGTAGTAATTATAGTTACCAATAAGAGCTTGCATTTTGTTTCCACCAGAACCTGATGTAATTTCTTGAATTGGTACTTTACCTGGATTCATATCACCTTCAGAGGTAAATGATCTACCAATTACCGAACCAGTTTGAAAAAACATATTTAAAGCTTCTTGTGGATTGTAGTTAGTTCCATTACCTAAATCAACTTCAGCTAAACCATCGGCATCTAAGTAAACTCCATCTGGAACCATCCTAGACATTACCTGTTGTAGTTTTAAGTGAGTCAACTGAATCATATCAGCAAAACCAGTTATACGCTTTACCAACGAGTCAATCTTACCATTATACATTCTAGGAGCAACAATAGCGTAATTCATTTTAACTTTAGTAAAATCACTTTTAGGACGCATCATGTTTTTAGCCATCTCCCACCTAAGCAGCTTTTCTGTACCTAAAATCATAGCTCCATCATATAGACACTCTATAGACCTTAACATTTTACCAAATCCACCTTCCATGTTTTCTGGAGGATTAAATGAATCATCTTTAGGTATAATTTTATCACCACCCGTCGCTGTTTCTTTGGTTTTATAAACCTCGTTCATGTAGGTTTTGTAGTTAAAATATAAAACCTGGATAGTATTATTGTCTTCTTTGTTGTAGTTATGTATAGAGTTGTGGTTAGATCTATTGTTAGATTTATTCTTCATTATATCTTCAAGATCGGTTTCGCTTAAGTGAGGAAATTGTTTTGCTAACTCGTTTACAGGAATAGTTTTTACCTCACCAACATAGTATATATCATCAAAATAAGGCGAATCAGTATGAGAGTAAACCAAATTAGCTGGATCAACGTAATCTACGACAACACCCTCTGAAGTATTGAATGATGTTTTTACTGCCCCTATACCTAAAACAGTAAGGTCATAATAAAATTGTTTTTTTGTAAGCTCGTATCTATTACCTTCTAATAAAGTGTTAATAGCTTGCTCTTCTGCTATCTCAATAGATTGCTTATAAGTTAACTGCATGTGAAGCTCTAGCTCCTCGTTGCTTTCTGGAAGCTCTTCCATTTGACTCTCTTTAACATTTAAGTTTAGCTCCCGTTTAACAGCTTCGTTAAATTCTTTTAACCTCATGTCTTTTAATACAGACTCCATGTACTTAGTTCTTTTAGAAACTCCATGCGGATCTTGAGAGTAAGCCTTTACGTCGTAAGTTCTTTCGGCAATACCATTTACAACTATATCAACAAACTTAGATATAATAGGCACTGGTTTCCAGTCTAAGTTTAAATAGGACAAATCACCATTTATAGATAACTCATCCTTGTATTTTTGTATAGAC